CCGGTGCATTGAACATGGAGGTATTATACCTAAATTAAAATATATATCAAATCGTATGTGCAACACACTAGCTCGCTCCGCTCGCTAAGAGAAGCCGGGGTCTGTAACCCGCTGTGAGAGCCGATTACAGCCGTTATCTTTTTGCCTTACTACTTAAGTACCTAAGGGGTAGCGGGGGCTGGCGGGCTGTTTATGACCCGCCCCGACCCGATTAAGAGGCGATTAATTTTACCGTAGGTTTTGGAAGTGAACCCTTAGTATAACATTTATTGTAGACTCTTCTTGATATTGGATTAAGTAGAGCAATTTGCAAAGCGTTGTCGACTTCTTTGCGGACTAAGATGATGGGCGATTTCCTTTGAGCTTGGACTAAAATCTTTTGAGTCCAATCAAAGTCAAACATCTCAGCTCGACCCTTAGAAAGTTTACGATAGACATCTTTAATGTCGTTCGCTTCCGCTTGTAGTTTCTTAATTTGTTGATCTATTTGATGTAATCTTTTTGCTGGATTATTTATCATTTTTATTTACCTTAGTTAAGGGCTGGGTATAAGCCAGCCCCTTGTTAATGTTAAAGCTCTTCACCACCACCATCGGCAATGAAGTCCAAAGCGTCTTTCTCAGAAAGGAAAACTTTATCCTCTCTACTATCCATGCGCCCAAAGTTCTCAACCTTATAATTGAACTTAGTTATAAGAGCTTCAAGAGTTAAAGGCTCAGTACCAAGTTCTCCACCCATCTCAGTTACTAAAGTAAAAGCTGGTGCTGGCAATGCATTAATTAATTTACTTAACTCTGCCCATTGCTCTTCGAACATCTCTTTACGACCTGCGCCGTAAAGCATGTTCATAAAGTTTAACTTTTTAATAATCTCTTCTTTCATTTTAGTCTCCTTAGTTGTTAGAGTTTAGCGTTATTGCTTGTCTCTAATATATATATTAGTATCAGATTAAATCATATGATGCAACTATTAAATGCATTATTTTTAAATTAATTGTATCATGTGACATTTAAGCAACAAGCAATGTTTCACGTGAAACATGCAAAATTTTTAGATTGTTAGCACCTGGGCCACGTGTAATATATATGTATTGTTATTATATTATTATTGTCATGCTATTGAAGTTATAGCCCCGACCCGAAAGCCCGACCCGATCCCGACCCGATCCCGAAAGCCCGACCCAAAAAAAAGCCCCCGCGATTGCAGGGGCTTGGGGCTAGTGTATGGGGGCGCGGGCTAGTCTTTTAAAAAACCAACAACCGCCCGGCGGTTAGGGTTCGCGCATAGTTTACACACGGCGCAAGTAATACCTTTCTTTTTATCTTGCGCCGGACACATTGCAACGGGCAACCCGCCCGGGGTTTTCTTTATAGGTTTATCACCCACGACAACCGCGATGGGCAACTTGTGACGCGCCAATTGATCCGCGTGCGCCGGATCGTTCGCGCTTAGGTTAATAGTAAAACCGTTCTCGTTCGCAAACGATATCAACGCAATATTTTCAGGGGTGGCGGGTTTGTGTGTGTAAGTATAGCCGTTTTTATTGCGGTTAGCTTTCACTAATTGCCCAAGCTTTACGGGATCAATAGTTTCATTATCCGCCCCGCGGTTCGGTAAGTCGCCGGCTTGATTGTGTCGCCATAGTTGACCAGTTGGAAAGCGCGCAATTTTTTTCATGATTACAAGCCAATCATTTTCAAATTCAGTTTTCCAGCGGGTATTAATTCCGGTTTCTACTTCTTCCCATATCATGCGCGTTTTACCTTTTTGCGCATAACAAATATCTTTTAAGTTGCAACTATCCGGACAGCTGGCGCGTTCGGTTGTAGTTACCGGAATATGCCCAACTTTTTTATTATTACTAATTTCAGTTAATCTAATTTTCATTTCATTAAGTTCCTATATTAATGAAGTCATCAAAATTGTTGCAATCATCCGCATCTTCAAAATCTTTAAAACGTGCGAACTCTTCCGCCTTGCCGAAGCTGTCGACAAGATCAATAGTTTGCGCGTATTTTTCGAAGAAGTTGGCGCGTTGATCCAGATCTAAAAAACTACAAGCCGTATGCAATTGATTGACGGCTTGCGCTAATGATTCAACGCGTGAATCGGCAACGCCATTTTTTAGAAGTTCTTTTTTAAAGTCGTTGTACATTTTAGACATAACGTTTTTCCTTAGTTGGTTAATAATAATTAATTGTATCATATGATTATAATGAATAAAAGTTTTTTATGATTTATTTTAATATAAATATTAAACCCTGCCGGCAGCTGCCGGCAGGCGCGCCCAGGTCTAAATGTTTTTAAGATTTAATTTTTGATTTTTTTCCAGGGGCTTATTTAATTCCTGGTGGTCAATGTTACTATTGTTATTCCAATTGTTGTCATTGCCCCCGACTCCCGACCCGATTGTTCCGAACCCCGAACCCGAATTCCCGACCCGATCCCGACCCGATGTCATTGCTTCGATCAGACCCGACCAACCTTCCCCTGACCACGCACAGGGGACAACGGTTCCCGAACCTGTGGTAGCCAGACCATGCTCCTTTAACTCCCTTCCATACCTTCCCTCAAACAAATATAGGTGGGGGGATAAGAGGGGGGTTACCAAGTAAAAGCTAACGCCTCCAGAACGGTAATAGGCGTAATTCCAACCCACTTGATGGGAACTAATAGCAATTCGGTTAGTTTTTGTTACCTTTAGTTCGACCCAGAAAGAAAAGCCATCAGCACATATATGTACGTCTGGAATACCTCCGCCGTAACGATTTTCTATTCTAGTCGTGTTCCAATGTTTCGGCAGATTTTCCTTCAATCTGTTCCACATTAGACTCTCTGGTTGTTGAGTCATTGACTTCTGTATACTCCGCATCTACAAAAACTTGAGGATGATTTTTTCTTAATTCTTTCAGACGATTTTCTATCTCATCTCTGCTCATATTTTCAATGGCATGATAATGATTTGTTTCTCTTCTATCAATTGTTAATCCGCCTAATGCAGACCTAATTCTTTCGGCATTGATACTAGCAGAATATTGACCATTTTCTTCTGCAGATTTTGATAACTCAGAAAATCGTTTCAATTGACCTAAAAGAGTAACACCATATTTCTTTTCTCTCTCTTCTCTTAATTCTGTAATGTATTCTGTAATATGAGGAAACATTTTAGGATTTAACAATTTACTTGCTTGTATTCTAGCAATTCCATTTGTGTCAGAGTAACCTGCCTTACGGACACATTCTGCATTAGAATATGTTCCTTCCACATAATATCTAGCAAACTCTTTTTGACGATTAGTTAGTTTACGATTATGTTCTTCTTCAATCTCTAATGCTTTTTTATCTAACTTACTCATAGTCTTATATATACTAGCAAAAACAATAAAAGAAAAATAAAAAGTTAAAATTGTTTTTCACGTCGAACTATAAAGTGGTACGAAACACCCAATATTGGGACGAACTGTAACGAGTAGTGTAACGAACTCATCCATTGTCAATGTACCATGAGCAATGGTTACAGAACATTGCAAACTCACTCGTTGCACTTTTACACTTTTTCTCTCCCATATTTTCATTTTCAAACACAAAAATATATTTGAGCCGTATATATAAAGCGCAAAAAGTTCTTTGTACCACTTGATATTAATAATGCTTGCACCCATATATACTATGTGATACATTTAACTTAGAAAGGGAGAACTTTAAAATGGAAGATTATATTAAACACACTATCTGGGGGGAGGCAGACACTATCCTTCCCATCGCACAAGGCATTCATTTGGTAACGACCCCATCGCATGGCGGTTACGTTTTATCAAAGGATCGCATCGAAGTCTTAAAATTTATGTTTCCGTGTGCCAAACCTTATAAGGGTGATGATCGTTATTGGGAAGAGGATTGTGATTGGGTGTATGTGGCAATGGCTTTTCCACAACACTTTGATGATGACCTTGTACAATTGGCAACGAAACAATATCAAATTAACATAGATAAGGGAGAAAAATAATGAGTAGAATGAGCGACTTAGTAATCGAGCATGAAGAACTAGTAGGCGAGGCTTTAAGTCAAGGCTTGCATACAAAAGATGAGATCGTAGCATATCTAATAGGAAGGCTAACCTATGTAGATGAAAATTATGTGGCGGAACTATTAAAAACATTAGAGGAAGGAGAAAGATATGAGTAGCGCACAAATAGAGAAGTTAAAAATACTAGCCATATTTATTAAATATAAAACTGTAAGTGAAAAAAAAGCATTTTTAGATGGGTATAAAACTTGTTTAGAAAATGAAAAAAGAAAATTAGAAGAAGAGAAAAGAGTAACTAAAGAGAGATGGAAGGAGAAAGCAAATGGTTAAGAAATATTATTTGCTTGATTTAAATGCGTTGGTTGTAAGCGAAGAAGCTATGACCACCATTAATAAAATGAATAATGAAGACACAAAAACATTTTTAAAAAAATTAGTAGATCGTGATCATATAGAAATTGTCAATGTGCA